CCGGTGACGTTGTTCTGACCTGCCGCCAGCGTCGTAGCCGCCCACGAATCCGAGACCTCGCAGACCTGATACCACCTCGAGGTAACGGTCGCTCCGGTGACGTGCCCGAACTCGATCAGGTTCGTCCCTGCTCCGGCGGCTCCGTTGTCCGTGATGGTGGCTCCGTCAACGAGCTTCACCCAGGTCCGCTTCTCATCGCTCTGTGACCCGACGCGGTACCACGCCGAGCACTTTCCGCCTTGGATGGCGATCCTGAGAGCCACGCCCGAGGTGAGAGCGACCACGGCCGAGCCGATGGACCCGGTGGGCTCGTCCCAGACATCAAGGCCGGCCGCAGAAAGGTAGAAGGCCGCCTGATACCAGGAAGCGCCGTCGTCCAGCCGGAGGCGCAACACGCAGTCTCCAGCGAGGTTCGAGCCGCCGGAGATGACCTTGACGTATGCTTCGGCTTGCATCCCCTCCGCTACGCTGCCGGTGGGGTGTTGATGGTAGTAAACGGTCGTGGCGGGTCCAGCCGACACGAGGTTGAGGTACCCTAGGGCGATCCCTTCGGTACCTCCCGCGCTCGTCGTCGTCCAGCCGCAGTCACCGGGGAGGTCGAACGGAAGGTAGGTCAGCGACCACGACGCCTGATCGGGCCAGCGCCCCGCGGAGCCGATGTAGTTCTGCATCGTGCAGGCGGAGTAGCCTCCGAGGTAGGCACAGCAGAGGGAGTCGTCCTCGTCGCCAGGGTTGGCGTAGAAATTGTGGAGGACGGCGATCCGGCCGTGCTGCCAGGTGCCTGCGAGGTTGCGGGGGTGGGTGTCATCGTCGCACCATACCCACCACGCACCTATTGGAAGGCCAGAGGTACCTTGGGGTGCCACCGCTTCCCAGGTCCGTCCTCCGTCTCTGGAGTAGCCCACGACAGCATGGTCCTGATCGTCGGGATGGTCGATCTGACGCCCGAGCATATAGACCGTTCCGTCATCAGCCAGAACTAGGGATAGGTCTCCGTCTACCAGCGTTCCAGCGGACCATATACCCCACGACTCAATAGCCCATGTCGTGGCGGTAGCCGTCCAGTCGCTAATGTCGCTATCTGCGGACGGGATTCGACGGACAACCGGAAGCGTTACATCCCGAGGTACGATAACGACGAGGAAGGCAGAGTCCACCCACACAACGTCATGAAGCGCGGAGCCGTCCGTGCTCGTTGCGGTGAGAAGTCCAACACGGTCGAAGTTCACCCCGTCATCCGTTGAGCAGTAGTGGCTCAGGTTGTCGAGATCGACCGCGGGACCTGCATCAATGGTGGTCGCGAAGAGGGCGACCTGACCACGGCCATAGCAAGCCCGAAGGCGGCCGAGACCGAGCGATGAGGAGATCGCTACCCGAAGCCCATGCCTCGTCGCTACGCTCCAGGTCAATCCTCCGTCATCGGAGAAGTTGACATAGAGCTGCCCGGCCGCCTCGAGCCACGAATAGCACATGACTCGGCCGGAGGGAAGCAGGCAGAGACAGGGATAGAGCCCGTCCGTCACGCTGTCCACCTCACGGACCATGACGGAGGAGACTACGCCTGTCGAGGCGTTCCGGCGGTAGGCCCTGACCTGGTAGGTCGTTCCTGGAGGAGCCGCCGTCCTCCACTCGACCTGTGCAACGGCAAGGATGGTTCCATCGGAGAGGGTGATCGCATGGGGATTGATGGCGGCACGGGCGCCTGACAGTGCGGTGCCGTCATCCCATGCCCACGCCTCCCACCCGGAGATCGTGATCGGCGTCTCCCACCCTTGGTAGAGCGTGTCGCTGTAGAGCTTCCACAGGAACGAGCCATCCCCACCGAGCCCCGGATCGACGGTGCGGACCTGAACCTGTGTCGAGGCCGTCTGTACGCCCGATGCAGCCAGCACGAGGGCCGTGGCTGCTTGCGGCTCCGGTACCCCGGCGCGAGGGTCGGCCTGGGTGTAGGTGCTCTGTGCGGCCCACAGAGACGCCTCCGTGATGCGCGGGTCTTGGAGCAGGAGGCAGCGGAGAGTAGCGCGGGATACGTCGGCCATCAGAACCTCATGCCGGGGGGCTTCGCGGGCTTCGGTGGGTGGGCCTTATCATAGTCGGCTCGCATCTTCCCGTAAGCCCGGTGCTTGTAGACCTGCTCGACGTAGATGACCTGCGACCCTCCGAAGCCTCGGTTGAGCGCATCAACGCCGGCTTCCCCTCCAGCGGCGTTCGTGCCCATGGAAGTGAGGACGCCCTCCTGCCTCGTGAGGACCGTAGCCATCTCGTCAGGAGCCATACCGCCAGAGTGCCGGGTGGGCATCTCTGTCGCGGCGATCTTGGCGACCTGGAGGCCCGTGGCAGCGATGGCGGTTGCGGCGGCGATGGGGGCTAGAACCGGCCCGACGACGGGGATAACCACCGTGGCGGCGTAGGCGGAGACGGCGGCCTGATAGCCCTGGACGAGAGCGGCGGCATAGGAAAACGACTTCCAGGCCTCGAAGGCCGCGACAGCGGCGGGCCCGGTGCCCTCGAGGCGCTCGGCTGCGAACTCGGCAAGGTCGGCCATTCCGCCGAACGCCTGCGACAGAACATCGGCCATCGCGTCCTGTTGGCGCTTGCGAAGCTCCACGGCGCGGGCGGCGGCTTCCTCGTCAGCCTTGGCGATGATGTTGTGGGAGGCGATCTGGGCAGTGGTGTAGTCGCCGGTCTTTTCTGCGAGGTCGGCGATCAGGGCGAGTTGCTTTTCCCGCTCGGCCGTCTCCTTCTCGATGGGCGTCAGTAGGTCGGTCGCGGCCGTCTCGGCGATGGTGGCGAGCTGTTCGGAGGCAGCGACCCACTCGTCAATCTGCGATAGGATGAGGGTTCCGGCCTCGCCTGCTGATCTGGCCTGGTTCCCGAGGGTCTCGGACAGGAGTTCATAGGAGCGCCAGAGGTCGTCTGTCGCCTCCTTCTCGTCCCTTGTTGCTCTGGAGTTCCCGCCCTTGGCCTTGGTTAGATCCTCGGTGGTCTTCTTGAGCTTCTTCTGGGTCTCGGCCGCCTTGGCCACGGCTCCGTCGAGGGCTCCAAGCTGGGCGTTAGCGTTCTCGATGTTGTCCGAAAACCCGGCGACGTAATCTATCCCGTCCTCGAGTACCTGGTTCAGCCCGACTGCTTCTGTCACGAGACCGAGCGGCGTATATTTGAGCACGTCCCTGGCGTCAGAGATTGAGGTCTTCCACGCCTCGTTGCTTTCGATGGTTCCACGGAGTGCCTTGCGCTGGTCGTCCTGCGCCGCGGCGAGGTCAAGGACCGCCCGCTGCGCCTTGTTGGCAGCTTCGATGGCCGCGCCCTGCTCTGCGGTGTATTGACCTGTTGCGACGGCAAGGTCTATGGTCGCATCCTCTAGGGCGCGCACCATCGGCTCTAGGCTCTTGTTGGCCTGCTTCTGCGTCTCGGTTAGAGCGGCGCTCAACTCCTGTTCGCGGACGAGCTTCTGATGCCACACGAGGAGAGCGCCGAGAGCAGCGGCTACGGGGACCGCAGCGGCGGCGAGGAGACCGAGGGAGATACCCATACCGGATGCTGCGGCGGCTCCCGCCTTGACGGCCCCGGTCATCGCCCCGGCTTGCTGGACGAGACCGCCGATCTCCGGCGAGACAACGGTTAGCGCCGCGCCGAGTTGGCTGATGCTTTCCTTCCCGCGCCCGATGGCCTGCTCCGTCGCTCGGCCCGTAGCAGCAAGCGCCGCGCTGCTTTCCTTCGCAGCCTTCGCGGCGTCCTTAGCTGCCTTCTCCGCGGCCTTGATTTCTCGGGAGAGTTGGACGGCGAGCTTCTTACCCTCGCTCCCGGCAGTCGTCGGGAGGGTGGCCATCTCCTTCCGGAAGCCGTCCAGTTTCGCTACGATGTCGATTCCGACGACCTCGTTAGGCATTGATCCTCCGGGCGATCTCCGAGATCATTTCCTTCTTCATCTTGATGATCATCCGCTTCGTTGGCTCGTTGATCAGGAGGCGCACAAGGTTTCGGCCCTCCATGGCGCGAGGGTTCGGGACGCGGATGTAGTAGCGGCGCCGAGAGGGATCGGTGGCGTCGTGGGCGAGGTCTCTCCAGACTCGCTCCCAACCTTCCTCGGCCGATCCCGTGATGAACAGACCACGAGCAGGGCCGCGCATAATCTCGGGTGTCGCCCAGTAGGTCTCGGCGTCCACCTTCTCGAGGATGGTGGAGGTAGCAGCGGCCTCGTGGATGAAGGCAACTCGCCTTGTCTCCTTGCCCCTCATCTTCGGAAGGTCGCGCTTATTCAGCGTCGGTTCTCCGAGGGCTTGCCGAGCGGTGTTGATCCTCAACAGGGCCTTGTCGTATCCGACGTAGTTTACGGTGCTGTCATCCGTTGAACCCACCGACACCTTGACCTGCTCGGGCGTGATCGTCGTGATGACCTGGATGTCGCCGCTCTTGCCGGTCTCGCGCTGGACGTGGTTATACCAGTCTGCGCTGGCCATCCTCGCAACGTCCTCGGCCTCGGCCTCCATCACGTCGAGCGCGGCGGCGCCCGCCTTCCTGGCCGCGTCCACCACGAACCGCTCAAGGTCGCCCGAGATCGTGACCGTAACGTCGCCGTCTTTGTAGCGCCGAATGGTCATTTCTTCTTCTCGGTGCAGTGGGCGATCATGGTGACCTGGTCCTCTCGGGGTAGCCGCTCGAACCAGTGGATGTCGCCGTGCCCGTAGCGAAGGGAGAGCTCCAGGGCTACTCGGTCGGCTCCGCTGCGGGCGAGTCTTTTTTTTCGGCCTCCACTTCCACCTCTCGCGGATAGGTGGCCTCGGCGATGAGCAGGAGGATCGGGAGCGCCGCCTTCACGATCTCCTCGGGCTTGGCCTTGGGCGGCTTGGGGTCGCCCGGTTCAGCCGTTGGATTGACGGGAGGGTCACGCAACCAGGAGTAGACGAGCCCTCCATAGGCCAGGACATCGCACCGGCAAGCGGGGTAGGAGGCGCCCGATTCCCGGCCGATGCGCGTGCAAAGGCCGAGGGTGGCGCTGTAGACCCGCATGAGCCGGGCGGAGTTGTCCGCGTTCCTGGCCTCCACCCACGCGGAAAAGAGCTCCTCGCGGGTGGCGAAGTCGGGCAGCGTGACCGCGTGCTTGCGGCCGAGCAGGTCGATTCTGGTGGGGCTCGTCTCCATCTCTCACCTCGTCTAGCTGACCGTCTCCCAGTCCGTGGACAGGGGGTAGTTCGTGCCCTTGATGCTGATCTTTCCGGGGTCTCCCTCGGAGAGGTCCGCCGTGATGTGGACGTACTTGAGGGTGAAGGTGCTGTCGGAGGTCGCGCCGAGGTTCGTGCGCTCGCCCTGCCAGGTAAGGGTGACCAGCTTCGCGTCACCGTTCGCGGCGGGGAGGGTCGAGACGAAGGCGGCCCAAAGGCCCTTGCGACGGACCACGTCGAGGAGTTGTGCCGTCACGCCGTCTCCGAAGAGGCCGGTAAGGTGCGCGGAGAACGCGATCTCTTGCTCCTGGTCCTCGGTCTCGCGGACGCTGTAGGTCTTGCCGCGGCTCTTGTAGCTCTTGACCTGCATCTGCCCGGCGGAGATTCCGGAGATGGACAGGTCGCCGTCTTCGTACCATCCGGTCAGGGAAAGCACGCCACCATCGGAGATCGTGATCTTGCCATCGCGGGGGATGAGTGGGGTAGCAGAGAGGGCCATGGTTGACTCCTTAGGCCGAGCGGCCGAGAATGACGAGATCCCAGGAGTTGGTGTCGCCAACGACTGCGGAGCAGATGACGGAGAGGATGTCGGCGGTCCCTGCGGTCACGGGAACCCCGATGGGGGAGTACATCACTGTCCACCCGGAGTTCTCGGCCACGATCTGACCGCCGCCCGCGCCATGAGCCGCGTTCCAGAAGCCCTTGCCCCCGGCGAGCACGCCGAAGCCGTTGGCGGTGTGGGGGCCGATGTCGATGACAGCGCCGGCAGTCGTGCGGGTGTTGCGGACGGCGATGAGGCAGACCTCAACGAATGTGACCACGTTCCCATCGATGTCGCGGATGGAGCCCGCGGCGAGATCGTACTGCGTGGTGGAAGAGGCCGCCTTGCCCGACTCGGAAACAACGTAGCCCTTGTCGATCTGGCCGTCTGTGGTCCCGAAGACGAGGTTGAGCTGCTCGGAGAGCTTGGCGGGGATGCGCCCGCCTCGGAGGTTCCCGGCGTAGAGTTCGGAGAAGATGATGTCGAGGACGACGTTCGCTTCGGGGCGGGCCATGGTTCAGCTCCTGTAGTATCGGACGAGAAAGGTCGGGACGAGTTGGAGATAGTTGCCGTCAGGTGCGAGGACGACGGGGCGCGGGGTGCGCGAGTAGGTGACGCTGATTCCCTCTACCTCGTCAAGCTCGAGAGTCCACCGAATCAGCGAATCGGCGGCATCCCAGGCGAGGTCATAGTCAGTGCGAGACTCGGCGTTGCCCTGGTTCGGGCGCATTTTGAAGAGGAAAGGTACCTGCACCTCGATGGTGCAGAGGTAGGGGCTCGGCTTCGTTCCGCGCCCACCTGTCACGACCTCATCGCCAAGAGCCACAGTGAACGACTGATGAGCGACGACGATGGGATCGGCAGACCATACAGGGGGGGCGAATGGAGACTCGCGCCAGCCCGGAAGAGCTGCGATCCTGGTGACGAAGCAGCGGCGGACGTCGGAGGGGATCATCACCACCTCCCGACAGGGCAAAGCACGGTAGGGGCGCGGGCAGAGTCTCGCTGGACCTCGGCGCCAACCTCGGCCGACTTGTCGATCTCGAACCGAAGAGAGCGCATACGGCTTTGATACTGGCTTTCGTAGTGGTCCGCGAGGTTGGCGTACTGCGGCGCGGTGACGGAGAACCCGCGGTATTTGCGAGCTAGCACGGCGGCGACGTGGGCACCAGCGAAGGCTCCCGGCTCACGGATCAGCCAGGGACGGCGGCCGGCGTCGAGGAGTTCCCGAAGAAGCGCCCACCAGGCCGTCTCGATGTCGTCCATCAGCGTGGTGTCCCCGGTCGCATACTGCTCCCGTAGGCTCGGCTGCTCATCAAAGAGGTCCTGGTCAGTGATGACCGGGAACGGGCGGCGCTTGACGACGGCGAGGTTCTGCCGGTGGGTCAGGACTCCATCGGCGTAGGTGAACGCGAGGACCTCTTCGTAGTCCTCGCCGTAGTCCAGGCTCGCGGTGTCGAGCGCCGCGAACGAGACGGAGGGAGGTAGGCCGGTGGTACAGGTGACGGCCTTCGTGAGGACGGCCGTCGTGCTGCCGTGGTACAGGTTCCAGGTCCCTGAAATCGGAACGTCCAGAGACCCGGAAGCGTTGTATACCGGCCACTCCAACACCTGCACGGCGCCCGCCTCCAGCATCTCCAGGTGAAGACGCTGGCGGATCGAGCGCGTGGAGGGGGAGCGGATGCCCACAGCCTAGCTCTGGTGGGTGTGGGTCGTGGCGTGGGCGTGCGTGTGAGATCCGCCGTCGTGGGAATGCGAGGCGCCGTAGGGGTACATCGCGGCGTAGTTGCGGGCCGCGTTCGGGGCGGTCGTCGGGGTGACGCTGCCGTATGTCGCATTCCACGTTGCGGCCTCGCCCACGCCGTCACAGGTCAGCGAGCCGACCGCGGCAGAGGGAAGGTATGTCAGCCCGAGGGCGTTTCCAAAGCCGATGGTGGCGCCGTGGTTGACACCTCCGGCCCCGACGGACTGGTTGACCGCGCCCGTCACGGTCTTGAAGACCTTGACGCCGGAGACGAGCGAGCCGGGGTTGTCCGCGATGACCTCGGTGATGGCCGCGTCGAACTGGTCGGTACCGGAGACCGTCACGTCACCTCCGGCCCAGGCAGCCTCAAAGGTGATGGTGACGTTGCGGGGAATGGCAGGGGAGGTGAAGGCACCGACCCAGACACCGCCGGCCACGTTGTCCTCCTCGCGGGCCGCAACGCCGGTAGCGCTGGCCGCCGCAGGGGCGGTGTAGGTGTTGAATGGCGCGGTGCGGATAGAGGCGCTGGTCGATGCGACGACGCCGCCGGCATCGGTGGAGCCAGGGGCGCTGGCAGAGGTGGGTACGCCAGCCTGCACCATGAGGGGAACGACGCGGACGACGGTACCGGAAAGGACCGCCATCACGATGTCGCCCGTTGCGGTGACGATGGAGGCGTCCCGCTGAGTGGAGATGTTGCCGCCACCGACCGAGGCGTCTCGGTAGGTGATGGCCTCGGCGCCGGTCACGAGGATCGCGATCTCGGCCGCGGTCATGCCGGAGATGGTGTCGAGGTTGTCGGCCGCCCCGGAGGCGCCCCGGATGGTGTGAACCGCCCCGGTCAGGGTCGCCGCGCCGCCACCCGTGATCGTCACGTCGGTAGCGGGGGCGAGTTGGAGATCCGAGAGGGTGGAGAACCGAACCCAGGAAGACGAGGAGGGCAGGAGGACCCACAGCACATCTTCGTTGCTCGAGGCGTCGGCAGCGAGGAAGAGGCAGAGGTCGGTGGTAGCGGCGCCGACGAATCGCCCACTCGGGGTCCCGGTGCCCGACATGATGACGACCTTCGCGGCGGTCGTGAAGGTGTCGGTGGAGAGCAGAGCGAGGGCGCGGAGGAGCTTGCCAGAGCGCCAGATCTCGAGGAACGGAAGGGTGAGTGCAGGCATGGTATCTTCTCCGCTGTCCCTGGGTGGTTGCTACTTCTTTGCCGAGACAGTGGGCGGCGAAGAAGCCTTGGGGAGGTGTTTCTCGATGCGTTCGGCCTCGCGAATTCCTGCGGGGCTGTTGGAGGTGCGAAGGGTATCGATGATGGACTGCGCCTTGGCCTCGGCCGCCTGCTCCGTGGAGGGATGCAACTTGCCGATCATGCGGTCACGGATGTCGCGGCGGAACTTGAGCCATCCGTCGTAGTCGATTTCTGGAACGACCGTGCTGCCGAGGACGGCGTAACGGGTCCATACATCGTGGTAGTGCCACACATCTTTTCCGTCGTGGGTCTCGGCCACCTTGGTACGGGTCATGTACCCGGTGACCTTCTCGCCCCAGGCTTCGCACTCGAAGTCAAGCGGGACCTGGGTCTTGCCGTTCCGAAGCTGGTAGGCATAGGTGTTGGTCGAGTCACCGTTGGCCGGCGTCCCGAACCGACCCGGCCGCACGCGCACGAGGAACGGGAGAGGCAGCGCCTCCCCCGACTCCAGCGAGGCGAAGGCCGGATCGAAGAAGAAGGAGCCCATGGGCTCGGGGTCAATCTTGAGGCGGACGAATCCGGCTTTCGCCGGGTTCTGCTCCTGAAAGGTCTGGATTCCCATGGGCTCGTCTCCGTGTCGTCGGGGTCAGGATCAGGTGAGGAAGGGGCGCTTGATGCCGGCGGCGTTGATGTGGATGGCGAAGTCCATCTCGTTGGAGGTGACGACGACATCCTCACTCTTGAGCGCGTCACGGCCGATCTCCTGCGCCCAAAGCGGGGTCCGCATGAGCTCGATGGCGGCGGGGCTCTTGGGCTTGGCGGCGGCGGTCCAGCGCAGGAACTCCATGCCGAACATCATGCCCACGGTGTCGCCCACGTTCACGTCGAGTTCGTCGGTGACGTAGACGTAGAGCTGGCCGTTCATGTAGGCTCCCTGGAACCCGTAGCCAGCCGCCTGCATGAAGGCGAGGGTATTGGGGTCCATCTGCACGGCGCCGCCGAGGGCAAGCGCGTCCTTCTGGACCTTGCCCCACTGCTTCGAGGTGGAGAGGAGGACATAGGGGCCGGCGACCTTCGCGGTGCGGAGGGTCAGCATGTCGTCGAACACGAGGCCCCAGGAGTCGTTGCCGCCCGTGTTGCCGCCGGTCGCGGAGATGGAACCGGCGAGGGCCGCGATGCCGTCCACCGCAGACTGCCCGAAGGCCCACTCACCGTCGCGGGCGAAGTTGATCCAGTCGAGGGCGTTGGGCTGGCCGGAGAAGAAGCGGGCATGGTCCGACATCTTGCGGGCAAAGCCGAACTCGGTCGGGGAGAGCGTGCTCTTGTCGCTGTCGAGCGTGAAGATGTCGTAGTTGCTGCCCTCGGTCTTGGCCGTCATCTTCGACATGCCCCATCCCATGGCGACCTTCTGGGTGCCATAGACGTTGAGGGCTTCCCAGTTCTCGAAGGCCGCTCCGATGGTGGGGTTGGCGAGGATGGAGCCGCCGGAACGGTCAGCCAGCATGAGCCCGAGGTACCGGGTCACGGCCGCGACGTTCAGGTCAGACGATGGGGTGTTGGCGATGTAGATGGGGTCATTGGCGCCCATGATGTCACTCCGAGGTCAGTGGAGGGGCGCCCGATACCCGGCGACGGTTTTTGACCTACTCGAAGAGGCTACCGTAACCGTGACAGCCTGTCAAGCCTTCGCGCCAGAAAGAGCCGCGATCAGCTCCTCGGGGGTCTTGGCTGTCTTGATGCGCGACGCGAGATCGGCCGGATGGGTGATGACGCTCTGCTCGGTGTTGGGCGGTGCCTCGGCCTGGACCTGGGCGGCGGGGAAGTGGCCCCGGAGGTCGAGGGGGATCGTCTCGGCCTTCTTCGGGTCCTTCGCGGCGGCCTGGAGCATGGCGGCATACTCGCCAGGCGTCTTGGGGCGGGACTCGGGAGGAAGCGAAGCGTAGACCTCACGGACCCGCTTGATGGTGTCGGGGTGCTTCACGCCGACCAGGATGAGGCTCTGCTCTTCTTGGTAGCCTGCCGCGATCCTCGCCACCTCGGCGGCCTGCTCTTCGCGAGACTTGGCCAGCGTCTTCTCGTGCTCCTTCTTCAACTCCTCGACATGGGTCTTGATCTCGGCCACCTCGGCGGCCAGCTTGCGCCTTTGCTCACGAACTCGGTCGAGTTCTCGGCGGACTCCTCGGAGGTCGGTAGGCTCGTCGTCGTCGTCCGTGGTCGTCTGGGTGATCATCGCCTTCAGGCGCTGGAGAAGGGTCTCGGTGTCGGTGTCAGGCATTGGTGGTCTCCGGTTCGAGGTCGTCGGCTTCAGGCTCTACGGTTTCTGGGACTTCGGTTTCTGGGTCGTCCTCCACAGGTTCGGCGGGACGGGGCGCCGGCTTTACGGGTTCTGGCTTCGGCTGCATCGCGGCGATCTCCTCGCGGTACATGATGCCGGGAGAGAACTCCGGGATCTTGCGGCCACCGAAGCGACGGGCGACGATGGCGGCGTAAAGCAGGGAGCGCCAGTCGTGCTCCCGGCAGGCGGGGTAGAGCGTGCGGATGCGCGCCTCGATGGCCGCATCAATGCGGGCCAGCGGATCGCCGCCCGTGCTCGACACGTCGATAGAAAGGATCTGCCCCCAGAGGGCTTGTTCCCACGCTAGGATCGCCTCCAGGGTGAGCTTCGGATCTCCGCTTGGGGAGAGTTGCCCAACCTGAACCTGCTTGGCCTTCGGGTCGGCCTCGAACTCGAGGAGGCTGGAGAGGTCGTTCGGTACGCTGTTCGGAGCAAGCGCCTTCTTCGTCAGCGCATCCTTGATCGTCGCTGGCGTCTGCTGACCCGAGACGAGTTGAGCGCCAAGCACGAAGGGCCGAATCCATGACCCGTCCTTCAGGAGGTGGCCCCAGTGGGTGAGGTGGACTCCGAGGGTTACCGTCGCTTGCGTCAACTCGGAGCCCGACGAGCGATCCCATAGCCCGGCGTGGGGGTGGGAGTGAAGGACCGAGCCAGGGATGATCGGGTTTCCGTCCATGTCGCGCCAGGTGTAGGCGCTCCCCTTCCTGGCTTCCTTCGGCAAGACGACGTGGTTCGGGGCCTCCACGAAGAAGGCTTCATCATCCTCGATGCCCCAAACATCGGAGATGTAGTAGGTAGGCGTACCGCGAAGATCCCAGATTTCCCAGGTGTCGCAGGTGTCATCCCCGACCTTGCGGGGGCGCATCCACCCGAGCGCCGATGGCTGGCCTGGGTTCTGCGGGTCCTCGAGGCCACGAAGTACCGAGGGCTTCGCGACCTGCGGAACGACTCGGCCGGCCACAGACGCCCACGGGAACATCACCGCAGACTCATTGCAGATGAGGGCATAGAGAAGGGCGCGGCTCTGAATCTCTGACAGTTTCGTCGGCATCGGAGAGCCACCGGCCTCGGCGTACTTCTTCGACGTGACGGGGCCGCTCCAATCCCCGAGGGCCTCGGTGAGCTCTGGCGGCATATCGGTGACGAGCGGGGTCGGGGAGTAGACCACGGAGAGACGAGATGAGAGACGGAGCGCCGGGTTTCTGCTCATGTCGGGGGTGCCGACGAGGTTTGCACGGTCGGCCCCGAGTTGCCGGATCAACTCGCTCCAGAGGTCGGTATACCAGAGACCTTCGATCAGCCGCTCACGGAACTTGATCTCTTCCAGCCCCGTTCGAAACGGGTTGGGCGGGGTGCCGTCAGCGATCTGAACTGGGTAGGTCATGGGGATACCTCCGAGGCAGGATACACTATCCGGCCGCTCGCTGCAAGGCATCCTGGCTGTCCAGTAGGCCGATGGAGGCATACCGCCACGCATCGCAGGCGTCCTTCTCGGGGTCTGCCTCGCGGCCTCTCCAGTTGCGGATGCCTTCGAGCGTGTTTGTGCAAGCCGGGTTGAAGTGCATGAGCTTCTTGTCCATCAATCCGTTGAGTTGATGGCCGGTGTCGAACACGGAGCCCGTCCACTTCGTTGGGGTCGTCAACTTGGAGAGCGTGCCCGGTAGCGTTCGGACAGCCTTGACGTATTCCTGATGGCGGGCGCTCGGCTTGGCGATCCCGAGGAGGCGGCAGAAGGCGCAGAGCAGGAGCCAATTGCTTTTCTCCCCGCCGTAGTAGTCCCCTGCGTGGTAGCGGTCTCCTATCCACACGTTCACCGACTCGATAGCCCGGCGTGGGTCTTTCTCTCCGGTGACTCGGTGGAGCATCGCCATGAGATCAGCTGCGTCCTTGTCCGCGTCGGTTCTTCCGTCGCTCGCCGCCTCTCCCACGACCCAGAACTCCGGGGTCGGCTCAAACACGCCGACGACGGCGCACGCCCGCTGACGACCGGCGCCCGAACCGTGGTCAATGCCTACCGCAAGCCAGTTCGGCTCGCGGAACCGAGAGGTTCCGATCAGGTCGTCACTGTAACAGGTGAAGAAGCGGTCGGTGAAGACGGGTATTCTCGACCGACCCATCCGCATCTCGCGCTCTGGTCCGGTCAAGGTGCGCTCAAACTTGATGATGTCGGATTGGCTCTGCCACGGGACCTCGAGGAGACCGCCTCGAGGAGTCACGGCGTCGAGCGTGAGAGGAACGGTGACTTGTCCGATCTCACCGTCGTCCACCTTTTTCCAGAACCATCCGAGCTTTTCGCCTCTCTCACCTACGGCGCCGATCCGGGGCGTGAAGCCGAGGCGAAGGGTGCCATGGAGCCGGAAGAGGCGCGGGGTGAGCTCGCCGTAGAACGCCTCTGATAGGGGTTCGTCCTGCGCCCAGTGGTGAACCTGCCAGCCCTGGATAACGTCGGGGCCTTGCTCGTTAGTGGCGAGGCAGAGCTCCCCGCCCTTTCCGGGTCCGTCCACTACGTCATAGATCGCGTACCGCTGCCCCTTGAGTTGACCGCCCTCGTAGCGGATCGCCTTCCGGAACCACCGCGGGTCCACCGTGGCCCACAGCGCCTTGAGGGTCGCGGCCATCTGCGGCCAACTCTTGCCTCCGATGCCTACCCGGCATGGAGGGCGGTGGCGCTGGAGGGGGTGCCGGCCGATGAGGCGGAGGATCGCATCGTCCACCAGAAAGACCGTCTTCCCCACCTGATTCGCGCCCCAGAAGACGCCGAGGTCGTCGGGCATCATCAGCGCCTGGCGTTGCGGGTTCGTGTAAAGCCTCGTGTCGAGGGCGTGGCATCGCTTCCAGGAGGCGTACCCGTCCGCCGAAAGGGCCTCCTCCCGAAGAGTCTCCGCGATGGTCGCGTCAGCCGGTGCGCCGGATGACCTGGATTTCAGTCCCATCGGTCGTAACCAGCCTCAGGGTGGGGTGGCGGCGGAGGTACTCGGCCATGTAGATCTGGAGATGGATGTCTTCGAGCCCGGAGGAGCGCGTCTCCTCTCGCTCCCGGATTTGCTCGGGGGTCAGGTCGCGGGGGTCGTCTCCACTGTCTCCTTTGGCGTCTTCGATCCGATGACGCTCGGCGTCGAACTCGGCCCGGAGGGACTGGCGCTGACGGTGGAGGGCGGCGAGCGCCGACCACGAACCGGCCGCTCTCGCTTTTGTGGCGTCCTTGCCGACCTCGACCAAGGCACGTTCAAGCCAAGAAAGGCGAGCGGCCGATACGGTGCCTACTTCTACTCCTTTACGTCGTCCCATTCATGGCCTCCTGGGAATACGGGCGCTCCGGGGGGTGCGCACAGCGAGAAAGGGACAC